AAAATGTTTCAATATAGAGGAGACGTTTCCGAAAATTATGACAATTTCATAGAGAATGGAATTTACCAGATATATTACGGTTCAAATGTAACGAATGCTCCAGATGGTATATCCTTTGGCTTCCTATTGGTATTTAAAACCGAATTCTATTTGGCTCAAATTGCCTTAGAAGTACGTCCCGGCAACATGGCGGTGAAGTTGAGAACCAATTCAGGATCTGCATGGTCTGGATGGAAGTCAGTAACTCTTACCTAATCTAATATCAGGAATTCTTGTCAGTCAGCTTCCTATATTGCTGACTGACAAGAATTATAAAAAAGTAGAATGAATAAATAGCTTTATTATAGGTAATTTATATTCGCCTCCAATCTGTATAATTGATAAAAGACGTTGTTCCACTTCCTTCTCTAATATATGTCCTTCCACCACCGCTTACCATCTGAAAGATAAATTGGCTACCACTGACATCTCCTTTAGATGCACGCTGCACATGAATACAGATACCATATTCTATCGGTGAATTCATGGTAAGAGCAATATGTAAAATGCTTAGTCCCGTATTACAAATTTTGTAAGCTTCATTTAAATCGTTTAAAACGGTGATTCCAATTTCCTTAATAGACAGTAATGCACTTAATGAGGGAAGCTCCATCTTAGCTTGCCCACTATCTGTTTTTTCCCCATACACATACTTCATACTTGTGACTACTGGGAACTGGTTCATTTTAATATCTTGTCCTGCCATACCTTGCATATTTAAGGGGCAAGAGATTGGAAAGAAAAATGAACAGCCTAATAAAGACTTATAAAATGGTAATTTTATTTTCCTCGGAATGAGAGCCAATAACATATTCCGATGTTACCGCTTCCATAGAGAGAATTTGGTTCTTGTTTCCATTAACATTTGATATGGCATACAACATAAGATATCCACCAGAATGGTTTGGGTATTTACTGTTTAAATAAAAACTGAAAGTATTGTCATTATCAACGTAGCATACGATATAGTCACATATTGTTGAACTGTAATTTTCTTTGGATAGACGACTGTCTGCGAATTTGTTCTCCCAATACTTTATATTAACAGAGAAATTCTCATTACTCATATTGTTTTGGTTAAAACCTATAGAGCATTGCAACCTTATGGCACGATATTGCGCCACACTTATTGCAGTTCTAATTATAAAGCCTTTTACATTTCCAGCTGAAGGAGTGGAAAATAACTTTGGAAATAAGCCTCCTATTAATGTATTCATCACATTTGCCAAATCACTCTTCTTTATTTTCCCTTGGGAGCCATCTGCCAGTTCTACATATATATACGGTGCATCCGTTACCACTTGGAACTGATTCATTTTAATATCTTGCTTCTCTGCCATACCTTGTACGTTTAATGGGCAGAAGATAAGGCAGAAAAAGGGAGACTCAAAAACTCTCTTACATTTAGGTATTATTTATTAACTTCCAATCCCTTAGAATCTCTCCATTGCTACGGACGGTTTTAATATATAGACTTCCAGAGTTAGTAATGTATAAATGGGCCGTGTATTGAACCCCTCTTAGCACTAATAATATCCCAGTTCCCATATTCTCTAAATTATCAGTAGATGAATATACACCAGCACTGATTTGATTATTGTATTTTTCATTTGATATATACTTACCTTGTTCAAATCCATTAGCTTGCATAAGCCCTTTGTTTATCTCCGTCGCTATTGGCATTGCACTTATTACTTCTGCCAATGTCGGACTAATACTGCTGCCGTTTGCTGCCAACCCACGCAGCCGTGCCGGTGTTCCACCACTCATTGCATTCTCTCTAATATCTTGCTTCTCTGCCATAATCTTACATTTAATGGGCGATTGAATTCTGTTTTGGTAAGGCTAATGATTAAAGTTATCTTCACGACAAAAATGATTTACGCATACATTCGTGTTTCGACAGATAAGCAAACGGTTGAGAATCAGAAATTCGAGATAGAGAAATTTTGTAAGGTAAGAGAATTGCAAATAGACAAATGGGTGTCGGAAATCATATCCGGAACCAAGTCTGCAAAAGAACGGAAGCTTGGCGCTTTGCTGAAAAAACTTAAAAAGGGTGATACCCTTATTTGCTCTGAAATTAGTCGTCTTGGGCGTCGTCTGATGGAAGTGATGAGCATTCTAAACACTCTCATGCAAAAAAAAATCACTGTTCTGACTGTAAAGGAGAAGTATGAGTTGGGTAACAATATACAGTCTCAGATACTTGCCTTCGCTTTTGGTCTGTCAGCTCAGATTGAGCGTGATTTGATTTCGCAACGGACCAAAGAAGGCCTTGCCAGGCGTGTTGCCGAAGGACAGAAATTAGGGCGGCATAAGGGTGGAAGGAATTCGCATTACAAGCTTACAGGAAAGGAACCTCTCATTAGAACTATGCTCGAATATGGTTATTCAAAGGCAGCCATATGTCGTAAGCTTAAATGTAACCCTAAAACATTGGATGACCATTTGCGAAGAATGGAAGTCTAAAATTAGGAAATACCGAACTCTGTTTCTATATTTGTAATCCCCGAAACAATAGAAACAACATGAATCCTCTATGAAGGAGTGTAACCCGTAGTCAGTCGGGTTCCGGTATCTATGCCGGTGGGGACACTTCTTTATAGAGGATTCGCCATTTAAAACTGTTATTATGAATCCTTTTAAGAAAGTCGAATTTCGTGACTTTAAAGTGCGTACATGTATATTTTGCGCTGTGGTTAGTTTAGCTTGTTTGTGTGTAGCTATGGTTAAAAAATCTCCAATGTCTTTTGATTGGATGTCTATTCTTGTTGGTATTTTATCACTATTGGTTACTATACTTATCGGCTGGCAGATATTTAATTTCATATATATAAAAGATGAAGTTAAAGAGCAAATAAATAGCAATATAGAGGATTCTTTTAATGATTTAATCCCTATTTTGAAAGGAATGATGGTGCTTGGAGATAGCAAATCTTTTTATAGTGGGAACATGACTCAAGCACTCGATGATAATATGATTGCTCTTGAATCTGTTTTTCAAAGTAAAAATAGCAAGTTAATAGAGCCAGCTGTTAATGTAATAATGTGCAACTTGTATGAAATTAAGAAGGATATGGAAGCTTGTAACAAAATCATGATATTTAAAGACCAAAAACCGCGTTATTCAGAATTATTGAAGAAAACTGAACATTATTATACCTCTGAATTAATCTCACTTCTTTCTAAAGCGACAGAAGTTGAGTATAAAAGAGATAATCACCAGAGATTATTCAATGAAGGTAATGATGACTTATTTAAATTAAAAGAAAAAGGGGTAATAGGTTAGTCCCCCATCATTCTATGCGTATAGGGACTTTTCCATTTAGTCTTTTTTGCTTCGTGAAGCAGTATAGTTACAAATGCTGTAATTGCTCCAACAATAACAGTTGCGACTATTAAGAAACACAATGTATCTATCATAACCTTTTCTTTTCCACAAAGATAGCGAATTATTTCTTACTTTGCATAAAATAATCGTATCTTTGCATATAACCAAGAGCTTAGTGACGACTTACGTTGTCATCGAGCTCTTTTTTTATGTCCTTTTTCGAGGCTGTGGAAGCAATTACTTTTGCTGTCACGGAATGTCAGTGGAAAATTGTAATTCAACAACTTGTTTGATTTCGTCTGATGTACATTTGTGCGGTGTCGGACAAAGATATGGTTATTAGTAGATTATTAAATGAATTGGTGAAATGGATATGAATGATTGGGTTATGTTGGTGACCGCACTCGGTGGCATCGAGGGCATCAAGCAGCTTATCAAGTGGTGGATGTCCCGTAAGACCAACGCGCGTATTGAGGACGCACATGCGGATGTCGAGGAGTTCAAGGCATTACGGGAGTACAACGAGTTCCTTCAGAAGCAGCTTTCGGAGAAGGAACAGCGGTTTGTGGAGCAGACTGACCGGCTCCGTAAGGCACAGGATGAGCTGTTTACACTGAAGGAGACTAATTCTGACCTGAAACTGGAACTGGCACTGAAACGGTGTGAGAGAAAGAAGTGCGGTGATAGAGAACCGCAAAATGGGTATTAATTGAATAAGGAGGAAAATTGAAATGGCGAATGTGTATAAATTAGCACCGTGGATTCTCAAATGGGAAGGCGGTTTCGTAAATGACCCGGCAGACCTTGGAGGTGCTACGAATATGGGTGTGACTATCGGTACGTGGAAGTCATGCGGCTATGACAAGGACGGTGACGGTGATATAGACGTGGATGACCTGCGTCTGCTTACCCGTGAGGATGTCGTTAAACGGGTGCTCAAGCCGCATTATTGGGACAGATGGAAAGCAGATTTGATAACAAGCCAGTCCGTAGCAAATATCCTTGTCGATTGGGTGTGGGCATCCGGTGCACACGGAATAAAGATTCCTCAACGTTTGCTTGGTGTTACTGTGGATGGAATAGTAGGTCCTAAGACACTTGCTGCGGTGAATGCCAGGAACCCGCGTGAGTTGTTCGACATGATTAAGATTGCACGGTTCGATTTCATCGAGGATATATGCCGTTCTCGTCCGGCGAACAATAAATTCAAACGGGGGTGGATGAACCGTATAAACGATTTAAGGTTCGAGGAATGAAAAAGTTGCCGTGGATATTGATTGTACTGCTGGTAATTGCTTGTGTGACGGCTTGGTTCCGTCCGCATGAGCAGCCTCCAGCTGAAGTTCGTGTAGAGACGAAGATAAAGACGGTTGTCAAGGTAGATACGATGCTTATCTCTGCGCCGATGGCTGTGTTCTGGCGTTTCGTGCCGGATGATACGACACGGATAGGTGATACCTTGCTCCGTCGTAAACAAGTGGTATATAGAGACAGTTCGTATCGTGCTGTGGTAAGCGGGTATGTAGACCCTCGGCTGGATAGTATGGTGGTGTATCCGAAGACTGTGTATCAGACGGTGACGAATGATATTTATCATCCGGTGATTGTCAAACCGAAAAGGAAGCGTTGGGGATTTGGCTTGCAGGCTGGATATGGTTATCCGGGTGGTTTTTATGTCGGTGGTGGGGTGAGCTATAATTTGTTTATGTGGTAGCATATAGCTATATTTGTCCACGTAGAAAGTTGTACTTATCAGCGGATAGGTGTATGCCCTGGCTGGTAGCGGTCGGGGCTTTTTATTCTTGGAGTATATAATCGACGCGTCTCGTATATTCATACCAATATCTGGCGGTTGAAGGAAGCTGTGGAAGGAGTGGCTGAATAAGCCGCTCCTTTATAGTTCTCCGACAAAGTGTTTTGTTTCTTCATGTACTGTCAGAGAACTTCCTTTCAAATATTTGTTGGTCGTTGATATATCTGTATGCCTTGCCTGATCACGGGCAACTACTATACCGGCAGAGTTAGCTAAGTCGCGGATTCCGGAATCCTTGAAGCTGTAAAATAAATAGGTATCTGGTAACTTTAGAGCTGAACGGAGCTTATAGAATCTGTCTCTAATCACTCGGGTAGTAATCTTTTTATTGCCAGGTTTGAAACCTTTACTGAACAAATAGCAGTTAGTATCGTTATCGAATATATGTAAATCAATCATCTGCTTTATTATTTCATCATTCAATCCTACCATGCCATCTCGTCGATTTTTAGATATGTTTGATGCTATAAGTATCTTTTGTTCCTTTAGGTTTATATCGCATAACTTAATGTTGGTCAGTTCTTCTGGACGAATAAACGTGTAATACTCCATTCGGCAGACAAGAAGATAATAAGGGTCATTTTCTGACAGATATTTAGTGATTCGCTTTAAATCCTCCGGAGAGATTGCAGTGCGTTTTTTATCTTCTTCCTTGAGTGACTTTATACGTTCGCACGGGTTAGTTTCCATATATTGTTTTTCGACTAACCATGAGCAGAATGATGAGAGCCATATCTTATAATTGTTTCGGGTACGGGCGCTTGAATCACGATCAAGTAGGAGATAGTCCAGGAAATCACTAATATAGGTTAGGTTGAATTGGTAAATGTACATGATTGGTAAGGTGTGATTTTGCATATAATCACAGAGTACACGTAGTCTCTTATTATAGTCTGTGAATGTATTGGGTTTGATGCTGCCGGCTTTTTGCAGTTTATCAAGGTATTTTGCATACATCTTAATCACATCTTCCACTTTTGCATATTGGCGAGAATTAGACAAATCTGCCCATGGGTTCCATCCGGAACGAAGTCTGGCGGTAACAGTTGCAATAATATCAGCAGCTCTTTTTCTACGTTCGGTGATTTTGCTTATTCCATCCAGCATATATTTCTTGCGCTTCATCTTTTGTTCTGCTGGGTCGTATGCAGTGAAATCCACATACCAGTTCTTGCCAGTATGGAGGGTAGGTAACGTATAGCTTACTATAGTTGCTAAGGAAGAACCTTTTCTTTTTTTAGAAAACATTTTTTTCTACGTTTTTCAAGTATGAAAACGTAGGATGTTAGACAATCAAGAATTAAATCTGTCCGACTTTCGTCCGACCTAAACGGATAAAACCGTTGTAAATTCGTGATTTACAACGGTTTGTTGTTGCACGGGAGGAGAGGCTCGAACTCCCGACACCCGGTTTTGGAGACCGGTGCTCTA